CGTCTGTCAGCACAGTAAAACCCGGTGTGCATCGTTTTTGATTATTCCCGCACACTCACGCAGAGGAGTTCCCCGTCGGGCTACGGTCATGGTTAATGCGGGAATACGGCGACGATACAGCGCATGATGTGTCTGGCCTGAATACCTTTATCCGTTAAAAGGGATATCAGTTAAGTTATCCCGTGCAGGGTATAAGCCATTATCAAGCCCACCCGTAGATAGGCTTTGTAATGACATCTTCAATTAATCAGCAGTTCAGGCTGTGTCACCTGCAAAATGTATTCATGCTCGACAGCCAGGACACGCTTCTCTCTCTTCCGTTCGTTCATTAACCGACTGCCGATCGTACCTTTCAGCTTTGAGCGTGTTTCTTTGATGGCGTAGCGGTGCTGCATTTCTTCGCCAATTGCCATGCGGCGGCTCAGTTGCTCTGCCATCCAGTTGAATGCTGCGATATAGCTCTCCTTGATTGCCGCAGCAGCTTTCCCGGTGAACCCCATCACAACCATGATCCAGCCATCTTTCGTCAGGCTGTACATCGGGCGAACCTTGCCCTGCTCATCGATATAATCAGCCGACGCAAAATTGCGTTGGCTAAACTCACGCGAGCAATCAGCCTTAACCTGCTCGATTTTCCTGAGAACATCACCGTGTCGCTTGCCGAAGTACTTGGCAATTTTTCTGGATGTGGTAACGACCTCTCCGTTTTTGGCTTGCACCATTTCTCGGAAGTCGAAGGCTGGAATAACTGAATGATTATTCATAGCGTCTTTACCTTTTAGAAAGTGAGCCTGTCTCACAGAAAAGCCGCCCGAGAGAGGTCGCCACCTATAACGGCATTTCTCAGGCTCGCTTACTGAAAGGCTCTCGTTAATATGCGCGTGAGATGCGCGTTTACTGCGGACATAAAAAAGCCCCGCATCGCGAGGCTCATTAAATTGACTTTGTGATTTGCAAAAAAATTTATTTCAGGCATTGCGTCCTGATGTACTCCTGAAGCGTTCTCAGTGCTGTTTGGTCACGGATAATTCCGTCCCGGATACCGAGAACGTTTCGTCCAGCAACTGAAGAGAGTTCGACGGTGGCCTCATTGCCCATGCCGGAGGAGCTGGAGGTTTTGGCTGAGGCTGGCACAGGGCATTTTCCTTTGACGAGCACCCGACCACCATTATCAAGCTTACGCCGAAGAGCATCATTTTCAGCTTTCGCATTGGCTAACTCCTTCGTGTATTTAGCATCGAGTACATCAGCAGCACGCTGGCGCTGCTGCATGTCAGTAATGGTGGCGGTCGCCTGCTTCAGCTCTCTGGCGTTTTTGTCGCGCTGCTCTTTGTAGGCGATGGCGTTATCACGGTAATGATTAACAGCCCATGACAGGCAGACGATGATGCAGATAATCAGAGCGGAGATAATCGCGGTTACTCTGCTCATTGCTGCCCCCACAAACAGACTTCACGCTCAATCTCACGACGAGTCATCAGGCCTTTCCATTGCTTACCGCCAGCGTATGTCCAGCGACGTAGCTGGTCACATGCGCCTTTGATATCACCCTGGTTTATTTTGCGAAGAAGCGTCGATGTTCTGAAATTACCAGCGCCCACGTTGTAAACAAACGAGTAAAGAGCGCCGCGCGTTGTTTCCGGTATATCGACTTTGATGTACGGGTTAATTTGTCTGGCGACCATGGCAAGGTCTTTATTCAGGAGGGCTTTGCATTCTGCTTCGGTATACGTTTTACCGGGAATGATGTCTTTTCCGGTGTGTCCGTGACATACAGTCCATACGCCAACGATATCTTCGTATGGTATGTAGCTGACACCTTCCAGGCCATCGTCACCACTCGGACCAGTGATGAGCACAGACGCTATGGCAACAGCCCCACCACCAATAGCAGCAGCAACGGCTTTTCGTAATGATGGAGGCATTATTCACCTCTCGCAGCCTTGCGCTTATCTTCTTTAATCTTGAAATAAAGGTTTGTCAGATACGTCAGCAGGCCAAACAGCAGACTCCCCAGCACACCTATTGCCACCCACTGGGACGGAGAGACTTTGTCCAGCAGCTGCAGTAACCAGTATCCCGTCCCCACCGCTGACGTGGTGTATGACACACCTGTTGTGATTTTTTCCATCTGGTACATACCCCGTCTCCCGTTATCCGGAAGCTGACAACAATAAAAAGCCACCAGTTAATTCCTGATGGCCCTGATGCATAAACGTCATAATACCTGACTGTTATGATTGACAATAATGATAATGTTTATATAGAAAGGTTCCCGATGTGTGTTACATATCATTTCTCCACGGGGAATATCCCCACGCCAGCGCAGACTCTTTTACCCGTTCTCTTCTGCGCTGGCTCTTTTTTATTATGCTGCTGCATTTACCTCTGGCACCAGGCTTTCTATCTCAACACAATACGTGGTACTTCTTGTAACCAATATCATAACGATTAATCGACATAGAATTTCTCCCGTGTACAGGAACAGAGTTAAAAAGCCGGAACCGGAATCAAATCACAGGATGACCATCTGCCAGTGGCAGGTCATAAAAAAAAGGCCGCGCCATGCGCAGCCAGAACTCACAAGGAAAATGATAGAAGGAAATAACATTAGTGATGTACGCATGGCGCCTCCCGCTAAGTTCTGCAATGATCAAACAGAACTCGCTACGTGCCCTTAAAACTCGATCATTTAGCCCCTCCAAGGAGGATTCACCATGCGGTTGGTTTTTTAATAAACAGTAAACAAAAAAGTCAAGAATTATTCATTCTGTTCTTTCATCATCGGCCACAGCAATACCACAATGCCGCAGACCAGAGCGCCATCAGTCAGTACCAACATTATCCTGCTGGTGAAATCCATCATCACCATCACTAAAAGCAGGATCACAACAGCAAGCAGACACAGTTTATAAAACAATGTTCAGAAAACGCATTCAGCATGCCTAAGGTTCTATTCCTACGAATAGCCAACTTGCAACTTAAAATATTATTTATGCAGCCAATTAAATTCTGGTCCTTACAATATCAACCTGAAGATTCTTATCTTGTGCTGATTGATAAATCACAAACCTTTTACTACCTGCATTGAAAGAAGTAGACAAAACCAGACAATTATCATAGCGAGCAAGAACATAATACCAACCATCATTATAATTAATCATTTCATATTCTTTCTTAAACTGCGGTTTGTAATATCCTGTCAGAAATGAAAAAAGCCAGAAATATGCCACAAAAGCAATCATCACAATCTCAAAAAAATGTTTTTTTATAAATGGCTTATCATAGAAGCATGATACCGATAAAAATCGCCCATAAGATCTTATCGAAATTGTAACCGCCAGCGCAATCGCTGCTGACAGTAGCAAAAGAGGTACCTGAATCTTCTGTCTCAATATAGAAAACTCAATAATTGCCGGCACAAACAATAATTCCACAGCAAAATAAAGGCGAAATACATTTAGCTCTTGCATAGAATGTTTTCTTTTCACTGCGAAAAAGAATACAACACCAATACCCCAACCGATAAGAAATATAGCAATGACGATAACTGCAAAAAATAAACTTCTGGCAACATCATCAACACCTGCACCTACAATCCACCATGGGAAGCCGTAGTAAAAAGAAGTACCCCATCCATAGAAATAAGCACTCCCCCATCCAAGGCATCCCATGTAGGCAATAAAAAGTGAAGAACTCCTGAGCAGCGCACCATCCTTCATAACCACCCCAATACAAGATGATAACATTGGCTTACAACTCATAACAAAAGCAATTCAATGCCGTCAAGAGGTTACAGGCTAAAAAAACTCTATTACATTGCAGTCAGCATGTTTACTACACAAATACAATTCAGAGCATAAAAACTACTCGGCGGCAGGTTATTGAGACTCATCAATGACATGTAAAAAACGCCCATTATTGGTGTCAAGTTTCCCCAAAGTTATTCAAAAAGTCAATATTATGCCGTTAATATGTTGCCATCCGTGGCAATCATGGCGCTAACGTGTGATCGCATTCAAAATGTTGTCTGCGATTGACTCTTCCTTGTGGCATTGCACAACCAGAGCGTCATACAGCGGCTTAACAGTGCGTGACCAGGTGGGTTGGGTAAGGTTTGGGATTAGCATCGTCACAGCGCGATATGCGGCGCTTGCTGGCATTCTTGAATAACCGACGCCTTTACATCTTCCGCACTCTTTCTCAGCAACTATCCCCCACTGCTCTGTTTTGGCTATATCAACCGCACGGCCTGTACCGTGGCAATCTCTGCATCTTGCGCCCGGCGTAGCGGCACTACGGCAATAATCCGCATAAGCGAATGTTGCGAGCACTTGCAGTACCTTTGCCTTAGTATTTCCTTCGAGCTTTGCCACACCACGGTATTTCCCCGATACCTTGTGTGCAAATTGCATCAGATAGTTGATAGCCTTTTGTTTGTCGTTCTGGCTGAGTTCATGCTTACCGCAGAATGCAGCCATTCCGAATCCGGCTTGTGATTGCGCCATCCCCATAGCAGCCATCACATCAGTACCGGAAAGAGAGTCAGAAGCCGTAGCCCGTGGTGAGTCGCTCATCATCGGGCTTTTTGGCGAATGAAATTTAGCTACGCTTTCGAGTCTCATGCGCCTTCTCCCTGTACCTGAATCAATGTGAGATTTCCGCAGAACACTGCGCCGGTATCGATATACATCTGGTTGGCAAATTTGAGTGGTTTCACTGCTTGCGTATGACCAAAGATGAACGTGTCCGCGCCTTTGATTTCTTTCACGATCCCGTCTTGTGAGTTGCTGATTCGTTCGCGGTTCCAGATTACCTGCTGATGATCAACTGGCTTTCCAAACTCGTATTTATCACAAGGATAATCGGCGTGGCAGATGACATATTTTTTTCCTTTACTCACCAGTTCGATGATTAACGGAAGTTCATCTGCTTTATGGGCAAGAGCTTTAGCCAGAATTTCTTTGTCGTAATCGAGATTAAAGAACCAGCCACCGCCATTAAGCAGCCAGTGATTGACGTTTCCACGCTCTGATAAGCCATCAATCATCATTTGCTCATGGTTTCCACGTACAGCTCTGAACCAGGGGAATGTGATTAATTCCAGGCATTCTACGTTCTCTGTACCGCGATCAACCAAATCGCCCACCGAGATAAGCAGGTCTTTTTTGGTGTCGAATCCTATCGTCTCCAGTTTTTTCATCAGGTTCGTGTAGCATCCGTGCAGATCGCCAACTACCCAAATATTTCGGTATTTGCTGCCATCAATTCTTTCGTAGATATTCATGCAACCTCACTTCTGCTGTTTCGCAGTTTTTTAAGTTTCTGTTGATACTCCGCCTTGATGGCCCTGCACTCTTCGACAGTCCAGCGATAGCGGTTATGGTTTGATTCGATTTCCTCTACTGCTTCCTGCCCGATGCGGCTAATCAGTTCGACGCGATACGGAACGAGATTTCCGCTTTTGTGCTGGTTGCACACCACGCATTGCTTGTGAATATTGCGTTCATCAAATCGGAGTTGAGGTGCCGCAGCAGTTGTCCGGTAATGTCCGGCATCCCACTGAGCAGACGTGAGCGTTCCGCACGAGATACATGGTAAGTCGCGGTCTCTTTCTCTGATGAAGGCGTTTACGGCTTGTTGGGCTTGTTTAATCCAGTAACTGCGGGGCTTTAAGGCGAGTTTTCGAATCTTAAGTTTATCTTTCTGTTTCTGCTCCTCTCGTCGTCGTTTCTTCTCTGCTGCTTTTTCCGCTTTTTCGCGTTCTTTACTTCGTCGTTCGAGTGCTATCTTGGTTTCACAAATCTCATTACACCAATATTGATTTTGATATTTTGGTATAAACCATTCATTGCAACATTTACATTTCCTTCGATAGATTCGCATAAGTGCTCCTTTCGTTGCCGGAAAAATCACCGTAATACTTATCTCGGGCTTCTTCAGCAACTAGTACCGCTAACTCCAGATCATCAAAGCATCCGAAGTGTTTACTCTTGCCATGGAATCCTAGCCTAACATTCCATTTTTTCTGTCGTTTGTGCCAAGTAACCCCTCTGCAACCTGATTTGCTATTCTTTCGGATCCTTATATTTCTTGAATTTTCTATTGGCAGGCATTCTCTTAAATTTTCTGGCCTATTGTCGGTCCTAATTCCATTAACGTGGTCAATTTGACCAGCAGGCCAACGATTATGAGTTATGTAAAAAACTAAGACGTGAGTTTTATATCTACGCCCATCTATCATGATCATTGAATAACCGTTGGAATCAAAAGTTCCAGCAACACTATTTAATGCTATCCTTCCCTGAGTGGGAACTTTCCATCTAAATACCCCGGTAGATTTATCGAAACTTAGTAACTCAAATATCCTTTTAACAGTTAAATCTTCTCTTTTACGGTTACATCGTCTTCGCGCTGGTTTAGCCATCGCCTTCTTCCTCCGTAATGGTTTTCTGAATTTGGCCACCTGAACAGAGCTCACCAAAGCTATGGATGTCGGTATTTCCACAATACCAAGATGGCGAAAATAACTGCATGATAAGCCTCAGGGAAAAGGGAAGACACTACCCCCGATAATTCAGAAACAAATCGAAATACATGAACTAAAGAAAAATCACAACAAATAGAAATAGAAATAGAAATAGAAATAGAAATAGAAATAGAAATAGAAATAGAAATATTAAAACAGACCACCACATTCCTGATGTCATACTCACTAAACAATTTTTCGACAACATGGTAGCTCATAGCACGTTATCGTGTAGACACCCTCTGCTACGTATTCGGTGTTCAGTGCAATATCTACAAATACTGGAAAAATCTAAAATCGAGGCAAGTTTTTAGTGATAACTATAGTTAGACTATATTGACGACCTGATGTGCTGTATGTAATAACTAACAAAAAATATTTTCCATGGGATTTTTTATTTTAATGAAATGCAAAATATTTTTATCAATAGTTAGTATTATGGAAAACCATTAATTCAGGAGGAAACTTGATTCCAAATTCAACTTCAAATAAAGGTTATGTATGCATTGACATGCAGTGTTCGTCAACCTCTGAACCAACAGCTTCTACCTCCAGCAACCGGAGTATTAAATTAGCCGCTTCCACAAATGTATATCCGATAACAAGAAACGACTCCGAGCTCACTCTGAACGATTTTCTTGATAATAGCTCTTCTACGTCATCATTGGACTACATTAATGAATTGGGTTCTCAACTGACGTTAAATGATTTTCTTGACAACATAAAGACAAATGAGGTGGATAGAACATGTACGGATGTGGTAATTAATATCCCACAAGAGATACAAACAAATACACAGGAAAATGATTTGTTATTATCCGATAAAAATAATTCAATATGCATTGAAATCGATGAAAGAATTACAAAAATCCTAACATGCAAGCAAAAATATCAACTAGACAGCATCATTCATGAAATTATACCAAAAGAGAATGAGAGTGCAGAAACTGTTCTCCATCTTATGAGAGTTCTGAACGATCAATATCATCAGGTATATAATCAGTCAGGATGTTTTTATAAAGCCTATATGGCCATACACAATAAAATCGAACAGATACTTCCATATGCGTTCAGAGCCGGAGGCGGAATCAGCATTCACTTGCTCATACAGGCATTATTTTTTAATGGCGACTATAACAAATCACCTTCACAGTCTCAACAACCATCTTTATATACATCACCTTCTCCAACAATAAATACAGAAGCATTCTTAAGTAATGTATTATCACTAGATATAACCCAGGTACGCATACTTGGTGATTTACTATCAGCAACTTTATTTCATGCACCAACAATATTCTATCAATATCCTAAACTAATAGATGAAGTTAAGTATTGTATAAGTAATAAAAAAATAACAGGTTCGGTTATAGCACGATTTACTCTATGTTTAACAAGTACATTACTAACCATGTCACCACTGTTAATGCTTAATGGAGCAGTTAAAACAGGTAGCATAGTAAGAACTATAGGTAGGGGAGTGAGTTATGCTGATATACCATTGGCCTTAGCTATATTAGGTGACTCATGGTATAAAGCTTATAAACATGGTTCTTCTGATAACCCAAATTCTGCTCAGAGATTTATATCGCAAGAAGCGGCCTTTAAAACCACCCAGCGGGTATTAACACAAGGATTAAGTCTGATGTCCTCTTTATCGGGAGCAATCATGCGCTCTCTTGAGAAAGGCACACCACCACAAATGATGTCTTTATTCATCGTAAACATACTAAATCTATTATTTCATCAAAATCCATATGAAGGGGCATCAGCAAGTGCTAATGCTTTGAAAAGATCAACTTACTCCCATAATCCGGACATACTAAATACTCAGGCAATAGCTCTTTGTGTTGACCTCCAGCATACAAAAAATATAACCATGCCACTTTTCAAAACAAAAGACAGGATATCTTACGCATTCAATGGACAAAGAACATCCCCAGAAGACCAAAAACAAATACTGAAAGAAGTTATAAACTCCTGTACCCAAGGAGAAAGAGCCATTTTAAATACATCACAATCAGAAACATGCAAACATAAAATCGATGAGATTTATGAAAAAAGATTCTCAGAAACAGAACTAAATACATTACCAAACGAAATGAAAAATTTCTTGATATTTTTGAACAAAACTCATGAGAAAGATATTTCGCGTTTAAGCATTGGTAACGAAGTTAATGAAAAAATAATTGCAGTTATAGTCAAGACGTTAGCATATAGAGAGTCTATGTTGTGTTAGACTTTAACTCTACATTGATATAACATTAGCCAAATATTCAACAGTGTATGCGACCAAACACCAACATGTCGCATACATATACAATTTGAATATTTAATTATATTTACTTAATGTATTTCTATAAAAGCAAATTACAAACTCACAACAAAAAACCTCATAACACATTAACAATCAATTCTTTTCATCTTTATAAATTCTCATATCAGGCTTGCACCCGATAAACCGACGAAAACTATTTAAAACCCATCGAGTGAAGTAATCTCTAAAACCAAAGAAATACCAAGTGAAAATATTCACGATAAAATGCCCGGTCAAAGCCCCTCCTGTACCGCATGCAAGAACAGTAAAAAATCAGATGTTTTCATAAATATCAGTCCTCATCGTTTTGCCTGGCATGTCCTTTACCAGCAATCTTCTGTATGCACTAAGCCTAGATAGAATCCACTCAGTGTACACTGAAGCCCGCTCGACGCTTTCTTGTTCGTAACTTCGATTTTAGTCAATCACCTTGTTTTCCTCGCACGATGTCTTAGCCACCGGATATCCCACAGGTGAGCCGTGTAATTGAAGGTTTTTACGTCAGATTCTTTTGGGATTGGCTTGCGTTTATTTCTGGAGCGTTTCGTTGGAAGGTATTTGCAGTTTTCGCAGATGATGTCGGTGAAACTTCGTCGCTGTCGCCTCATGCCGCCCTCCTGACGCCCTGCCCGATCGCCATCAATGCCGCTTTGGATACGGTAGTAAACATCCGTCGAGGACTGATGAACGGTCGCCAAATCAGCAGCATGGAGCCTTTACTGTTTCCCTTCTTCTCCAGCCCTGTCGATGGTTCGATAAAATTAATCCGTCCATCAGTGATAATGCGAACTTCGTCAACACTCTCCAGAGCCTTGCTGAACCATCCGACAGACATATCCTCTGGCACAAGCATCACTACCGTCTGTCGCTGTTGTATGCACTGCTCAGCGGCTTTTTCCACCCACGGCCTGATATTGCTGTACGGTGGGTTATTCCAGATTGCACCGTGGCTTATCCACTCAGAATTGAGTGCGTCGTCGGCCTCAGTTAGCCAGTGAGCGCACAGAGCATTTTTGTCGCTCGCAGCTGAATCCAGCCAGAATCCAAACTCAATATCCAGCGCATCAAAAAGCCAAAGCGGCGTTTGCCAGCAGTCCTTGTCGTGTGCTGGTGTATTTGATTTGATAGTCATGCAGCCCTACCTTTTCGTTGTGACCATTCATACTCTCGCCGGGAGTCATCACTCCACCGCACGTTGCGCTCTGAGCCGAACCAAAACATGATTTCGATAAGCTCAGTCATGCTGGCCTTTCGCATTTTGCTGGTACGCACGCCAAGCATGACAACGCCACCATCGATACCAGGCACACTTCGTTGCTCCAGTTTTTTGGTCTTAAGCCACAGGGCAGTGAACAGGTCTTTCCAGTCCTCCGGCGCAAGTCTCTGTCCATGCCAAAGCACCTGACGTGATACGTCCTGCAATAACGCCCACATAAGGCGGTTTTGAGGATTGCTCCGCTTTGGTTCTTTAATGTGGACTTCGTGAGGTGACTTGTCGTCGATCGGAAGTGAGAGTATTGCGTCTATGGCGTTGTTTCTGATTGCTTCGTTGCGAAGCATGTATATTTGCTTCATTGTCACCTCAACTCACAAAACGCCACGCCATTTTTGCTACAGCGACAGGCGCAACACCGATAATCACCCACAGGAGAATGCTACCGAACAGCACACCCACCAGGTCTTTACCTTCGCCTACCAACCGGACAAAACTTCCGACAACCGCAATGAACGTCGACACCATCCACATAGCACCGAGAATCCTCAATGCAGAAAAAATCAACTCAACCACGATTTACTCTCCCCCAAATAAAAAGGCCTGCGATTACTGGATTTGCCCCTATATTTCCAGACACCTGTTATCACTTAACCCATTACTGGCTTGCTGCCGTAGATATTCCCGTGGCGAG